TCTTTGGCGCCATATCTGTTATCCGCTATAACTGGTAATCCTACTGCCATAGCTTCTATCACCGTTCTTGGACCTTGATCCTGATAACCAGGTGGTAAATGATACCAGAAGCAGTTTCCTTTTGATAGGAACTCATAAACCGGTGGTTTATTCTTAGGATACTTATATACTTGTGGATGGTTCATACAATCACTTCTCGCTGGCATATAATGAAACTCAACACTTGAGTCAATTCTCATAACGTCTCTAATCATTTCATTAGTATAATCAGGATGTTTCGCATCACCTTGTGAGTTATGTCTAATGAGTTTCAATGGAAAATTATAATCTATCTTTTGTTTCAAGAACTCAGTCAAGTCAGTTGGTGGTGGTAGCACTTTTGTGTAAGCATCTGGAATCCTATCCAATAACTCTTGTTCTTTAGTACTGTTCAAGAACATATACTTATCCCATCCCAAAGTCCAAGGTACATTACCTGCTCCACCAAGCTGATAGTTAAGTATCATTACTTTTCTATCTGTATGAAGTTCTTCCATTATATCCCATTCTGGTTTGGTATAATTCCAAATGGTATCACTACAGTAAAGTACGGTTATATCTGATGGCATAGACAGTTGATCCCATTTAACTGTATTGACTCCCTCTGGAATATTCTTTAAGTACTCACCGGAAATATTTCCAGTTGGCACTAATTCAACTCTATATCCCTTATCCATCAACATATTCATTATTTTTACAGTCGATCGTTCGCTACCACCCCACCCTCTGGTTGTTGTAACCATACGAGCAAGTGGTTTACTTGTGTCGACTGAAATCTCTGTCTTTCTTTTCCAATAATGGCAACGGTGTCCACCCTTTGCAGTCAAGTTAAACTCAGGTTCGAGATATTTTGCCTGCCACATTCTTTCTTCTTTTCTTCCAGCATCATGTACTACAACTAAGTCGGCATGCTTCGACGCATATTCTGTTGACCATTCTCTATTCGGACCACCCGCCGGACCATCAACAAAAGCGAAGTCATATTTTTCTTTCAAAGGATCAGGTACAATTCTACCATTCCAATGTTTAATAGTAGAGTTATCAGGTGCCATATCACTTATCTTTTTAATCCAGCCTGGTTGAGTTTCATACGTTTCAACGCTTTCTACTGTATTAGCAAAAAGTATAGTTGAAAGACCAGCACCAAATTCAAGAATAGTTTTTACGTTTTCTTTTTTGAATATATCTTTTAAGAAAATCCAGTCTTTGTCAGTAATGCTACCACCACCCCATTGGAATCCATGTTTCTCCAATAACTCATTATCAATCGGAGTAGTTTTTGGAACAACAAATACTTTCTTTTCTTTAACAACATTCTTAAAGAAAGTGTTTTTTATTTTCTTACCATATTCTAATCTACCACCATCATAGTACTTTTTAATACCGTTGACTACTTCATCTGGACGAATAATATCAACACACTTAGGCACACCATCCTTGTGGTTAGCGCATCCACCTGGCTTGAGTGAAGTTTTCCAACAAGCTTTGTGCATTGCACATTCTGGTATAGTACCATTGGTCTGAATGTATTGATGACCCATGTAGTTAGTGAAGTGGGCTGGCTCTCTGGCACCAGCAACAACTACACATGGATTATTAAAAGCAGCACTTAAGTGCATATGCATTGAGACCAATCCAACAGAACCCTGAGCATGATGGAATATATTAAATAAATCTCTAATTCCAGTATCTCTGTCTTCTGTCTTACCAATATAGTCAACTACATTATTCAAATGAGCATATGGATGTCTTTGCATACCTAACTGAACAAACTGAACCTCTGGCATTGAATCAACTACTTCTTGCCATCTATCTTCTGGCCACATCTTAGCGGTCCAACCCGGTTCACCACCGATAATTATTACCCAATAAGGACCATCAATCAATGGCTTCCTGTGATACTCTTCTTCAGTCAACCATATATCTGGTCTTGTATCTCCTTGAATTATTTGAACCCCAAGTGCTTGTTCCATGCTTAATCTGAAAGCATTACACATATGATAGTTCCAAGTATTTGACTTGTTAGTCAAATATCCTGGACCAATTTTAACTATCTTATCTTCGTCTCTAAATTGATGATCTATATAAGGATTGTTATCCCATATGTGCGTAGCAGTAGATATAGCTCCAACTCTGGTATTAGGAAATGTAGCCTTAAAATCTCTAACACCAGCAGTGAAAGTTAAAATATCTCCTATAGCCTGTCTGTTGTGGAATACCACTTCACTTGGTGGTTGTTTTGATTTGTCGGTAGGAGCCATGTTTATATTAACATGACTTACTAGGTCTTCAGCAAGCTCGCTTGCTGTATTTTTGTCTGGTAATACATGATGGATATGACCATCATTAAATTTTATAGACATAGAAATATCAGTGGCATCTGTTCGCCTACCGATATTATCGTCTTTCAAGAGTGCATCTGTCTCTCGTTTTAACATCTTTTTAATATTCATACAATTTCCCCCACTAATTTTTTTCTTACATATATTTATCGTACTTTTTCCGATTTGTCAGCGTCAGGACGCAATTTTTTAATTTCTTCTCTAACTAAATCCATTAATTCCTCATGCTCATATTTCTGTTGTTTTTCTATTCTTTGTTCTATTTTAGTCATTTCTTGATTTGGTGAATAGTCAAAATAATATCTACCAATTACATATATTATACCTGTAATAGCTACTGCTGCTGAAACAATACCAATCATAAGTTTTACTTTTCCAGATAATTCAACGATTTTTTCTAAAATATTTTTTCTTTCCTCATGTGCATATATAACATGTTGTTTCAATTCGTCTCTAATTTCACTTATTGGCATTCTTTCAACAGTATTTACCAGATTCATCTGCTGGTTTATTAAATCTTTAACCGAAGCAGAGTTATCTTTTACTGCTGATTCTACTGTATCGAATAACAGTTTTATAAAATCATTTTGATCTGTCATTATACCATCCCGTTGTTAATAGACATAATACGTTTATTCATATCACTCAACTGCTGTACTTGTATTTGCCTATTATTAGCCGACTCTCTCCTCCAGCTTATTATTCTACCTACTAATTCATCATATACCAGCTGTTCCTTAAATTTCGCTTCCATTTGAGCCAATCTTTTATCTGTAATATCAAGTGCTATTACTCTTGCACCAATGGGATTTTTATTTTCATCGAACTTATAACTAGCTGTGATTACCACCCATCTAGTTGTTCCATCCTTTATATTCACTTCATATTCTACAGTATTAGACACTCTCCCGCCCTCTAACATCTCTTGGTATCTTTTCAACCATAACAATTTACTTTCTTCTGTAAGTAAATTATTCACGCTCATATTCAATAACTCTTCTCTACTCCACCCTGTAAGTTGTACCATTACATCATTTACATAAGTCAATCTATCTTTTCTAAAACAAATCTCATAAATTGCAGCGTGAGTACCTTCAACAATTTCCTTGTAAAGACCTCTAAGTTTATATTTTTCTTCTTCCAGTCTTTTTCGCTCTATTGCATACTTAATTGATCTAATAAGTAAACCTGGAGTTAATAAATCCTGAGGTGGTAAGAAATCCTGTGCTCCCTCTCTTACTGCCTTACATCCCAGATCATCATGATCTGATATTATTATTATAGGAATATCATCACAGTATGGAATTAAATCTTTAAATGTTTTTATACCTTTACTGTTCGGCAACACTAAATCCAATAGGATAATATCTATATTTTCTTTATTAAATTCTTTGGCTTCCTTTAAGGTTCCAACATGATTAATTTCAACCTTTGAATACTTCATTTTTTTAAGAGTTTCTATAATAAATTTTGAAGTTTCTTCTGATCCTTCAACAAGCAATAATCTTACAACTTCTGGAATTTGCATAATTAACCTCTTATCCGGTCACTCTTTTTAGTGATCCATCTGGTTTTACTAGTAATCCAAAGAATTGGATTGGTGGGAACGTTTCATCTTCTGGTATCCCATGTATCTGTTTTACCTTATCTAAAATAGCTTTATTCTTTTCTATACTCTTTTGAAGAGAAACAAAGTCTTGAATGTTTTTCGCATCATCATCTATAAGTCTTACTCTTCTATATTCACCAGTAGATACATAATCAGTAATTACTTTTGCTTTCGCATCCGCAGTACTCTTTGGCTGTCCTTGATTCTTAACTATCCTACTATAAATTTCTGGTCTTGATTGAAAATTGCCAACTCTTTCAACATACATCTGGTCGATAGGTAAACCAACCTCACGGAATTTATTTAAGAATGTATCTTTATCATCAAAGTCAGCGCGTGCAGTTAGTAGTACTACTTTCGACCCTCTCTTGTCTATGTTTGCAAACATTCTTTTGATTCTTTTGATTGTTTGTGGTATTGGAATAGAAGTCTTGTTAAAAAGCTTGGCGTCTCTAAATTCATTAAACTGAAACTCTTCATTTGGTTTAAGCTTATATGTATTAAATTCCTGATTATTTAACTTCTTTACTACCTCTTTAGTTTCTTTATCCAATACATAAATCATAGCAAAGGTTCTGAAAATTGTTTCATCAATATCTATAAAAGTAATTCCCTTTCCATATTCACTAGCTAGCTCTGTAAGATAACCTTTTAATCTCATTTATAACACTCCCCCTAATTTATTACTCACTAATTATTTATACAAAATACTAAATATACAATAAATAGTATATGAATATACGCGGAGGAAAAACGCCATGAGATTTGATAATTATCTCAAAGAAGATAATCTAAATGAGAATATAATTATAGACACGCTTAAAAAAATTGCTGGCAAGCCAGCCAATACAGTTATAAAATTGTTCAAAGATGGGTTCGAAAAATTCATTGGTATATTTCAAGAACAAGATGATATGACTCAAGAAAACATATTGAGTGCAATAAATAAAGGATTTGGAACAAGCTATAAAAATACTAATGATTTGAAAAAAGCAATTCATGCCAATTTAAAAGAGTCAACAGGACTGAATGAAGACTGGGCACACTATTGGGACTTGATTAAAGGTGAGGCGTTTCCTGCGTTATCATTTTATCCAGCTTTAACTGTATGGCTTGAAATAGATAAATTACTCAGGGGCAATGATGCCAATGCTAGAGTCATTATTGTTTATGGATTATTATGGTTACTACTTATAAGTGGTAAGTTCATAAAGGGATTCAGAGAATGGAAAAAGAATAATCCAGAGGAATATGCAGAAGAGTATCCAAAGAGAGCAGCAAAGCAAGCGGCAAAGGATAAGAAAAGAGCATTAAAAAGAAAATAATAGAAATGACTGATCCGCAATTATAAGGAGTTAAAATGTTGTTAGAGAAATTAGATAATTATATATCTGAGTCAGAAAAACACGATAGGGTGTGGAGAGAAGTAACTGCGTCTAGTTTTAGCATCGAAGAAATTATGAAAATGAGTAAAGAGGAACGAATCCAAATTATGGAAATACTAGACGAAAGAACAATAAATAAAATCAAAAGATTAGAAGAAGGTGGATTGATATGAGTGAGAAATTCAAAGGTTATTTAGTTGAAGGAAAGGAAAAATTAAAACCAAGGCTTCACTTACTAGATGATAAGATTGAAAAATTTATAGAAGATATTGAAGCAAGGGTTGATAAAGTCGAAGGCAATCCTGTCTTTCAAAGAAAAATGAACCAACTAATTGTTGATTTAAGTAAAGAACATGGTGAGTTCATACTTGCTCTTAGAAGTATTGTGGCTGCTATGGATAGAGCCTCACAATATACTCCAAGTAAGAGAGATAAGGATTTTCAAGCAAGGGGCATAAGTCCGGAAGAAGAAGTACCAGAAGAATTACCAACACCGGAATTACCAAAGGAAAAATAATGCATGATGTACTTGAGCAAGTTGATATTTTTCTTAATGAACCTGTTAAAGAAGATAACAAACAAGAGTTATTTGATAGAGTTGCTAACTTCATCTTACAGCTAGAACCAGACTCACTTTCAGACGATCAACTTGATGAAGTGGTCGACATCTTAGATCAGTTAGAGTTTGATGATGAATTGGAAGAACAACTAGATAGACCACTAAAATTAGCAAAGAGGTCTTCAATTAAAAAAAGACAGCGCTCAAGACAGTACACTCGTAGCAATAGAGGAAAAATAAAAAGAAAAAGAATCCAATTTAAACGGTCAAGTGAATACAGAAAAAGAAAATTACTTAAGAAAAGAATGGAGTTAAGATTTAAAACACCAACTGGACAAAAAAAGAAAAGATACCATACGACCAGAGGTGGTCAGGGTGGTATAAGAAAAAACAGGAGAATAAATAATGAAGATACTTGAAAAAATTGACAATTACTTAAGTGAGGAAACATACGAAGAGTTCTTTAAAAAGAAACTTAAAGAAGCCGGCGTTAGTTCACCCGCTGAGTTAGATGACAAAAAGAAAAAAGAGTTTTTCGATATGATAAAAAAAGAATGGAAAGGATAAAGACAGAAGATAAGATAATGAGTTATCTTAACGAGCAAGATGAAATAGTAATTGGTGGTGCTGAAGAACTTCAGCACCTCGAAGACGATGAATTGTTTGAAAAGATGAATGACTTTATTAATTCACTTGATCCAAATAAACTACTCGGCGCACAGAGTGAGGAGCTAGAAAGACTTAAAAATGATCTAGCTAAGTTAGATGATAAAAAGGGGCAAGAAAAATAGAAACCTTGGGCAATTTATTCCAAGGTTTCCAAACAAATATACTGGTAGATACCCCATCATAGTACGAAGTTCATGGGAAAGAATGATGTGCCAATGGCTTGACTGTAATAATGAAGTAACTAAGTGGTCAAGTGAAGGACACGTTATTCATTACTATGATCCAATTCAACAAAAGAGAAGAAGATATTTTCCCGATTTCTTTGCGGTTATATTAAACAAACGTAAAGAACCGGTCAAATATATAATAGAAGTAAAACCAAAGAGAGAAACAAATCCACCAGTAAAAACTCGTGGTCAGTCAAAGAAAACACAATTATATCAAGAATCTACATGGTTAACTAATCAAGCTAAATTCAATGCAGCAAAACAGTACTGTAATAAACTTGGTTATCGCTTCAAGCTTCTAACAGAAAATGAAATGTTCGGGAGAAAATAATGGACGAAAAAGAAAGAATCTATAAGGCATATGAAAAAAACATACTACGTTTAAACGAAGCCAAGCCAGCCCCATATAAATTTGGTAGGTTGTATTTGAAAAACACAGATAAAAAATTAAGAAAAGTCGATGATGTAATAAGAGAAATACAAAAAGATGCTAAAATGATTGATAATAAATTAGGTGGAACAAATATGTTTGATACATCTCATACACTTGCTGGTCAAATAATTGGATTAACTACAAGTTTTTATGATGCGTTACATGAGGCCATTGAAGAGATCGAATATGCTGGTTACCACGAAGAGTAAATGTGGATGAATAATGGCAATAAGAAGACAGTACTATAAGAAATTTAAGGGCGTTGATATGAAGAGTGGATATTTCTATACCTTCAAGTACCAATCATGGGAAAATGATCCACACCCAACAATAATTCTTATGTATGGATTAGAAGGCACTCACCCAATTACCGGACACCAATGGAGATTTTTTCAAGGAATTAATTTCACTTACATTCCAAGATCAGTTAGAAAAAGATTTATAAATGATTGGATGCATTATCTCGAAACAACAAACAATGTAAAGTTTACATGGGAACTAGTAAAGAGAAAGTACCCATGGTTAAAAGTAG